GTGGATCTAGGGATGATTACAATACTTCCTCTGGTGGTTCTGGGGATGGGGGAACAGGGGGCCATCGAGGTTCAACTGGTCAAACTAACGGGTGTGCAAATACAGGCGGCGGCGGCGGTGGGCTTCGATGGAGTAGCGCCTCTCGCGCAGGCGGCTCTGGAATAGTTGTAATTAGGTATCCAAGTTAAAGGGATTGTTATGGCACACTTTGCGGAATTAGATGAAAACAATGTTGTTCTTCAAGTTGTTGTTATCAATGATGATGATGTTTTAAGTGAGGATGGAGTTGAAAGCGAAGCAGTTGGGATAGCTTTTTGTAAAAATTTATTTGGTGAAAGTACTAATTGGAAACAGACTTCATATAATAAAAACTTTAGGAAAAATCATGCCAGTGTCGGCGGCTTTTATGATGCAGATCAAAATGCTTTTTATCCTTCAGTAGACGCAAGGCCATACCCAAGCTGGTTGTTAAATTATGAAACAGGAATGTATCAAGCTCCAGTCCCACATCCTAGCGGTAGTGTAGACGGAACTGGCGCAGGGTATGATTGGGACGAAGAAAAACAAGAATGGGTTTATAGTCCTGATCCAACTTAATAAATTAATTTAGGAGAACAAAATGACAGAAAACACAGATAATATAGTCAACATCAACGGTGAAGAATTTAACGCTAATGACTTCGATGACAAACAAAAATACTTAGTTGCTCAGTGTAAAAGTTGCCAAGACAGAGTTGGTAAAATTAAGTTTGAATTAGATCGCGAGAGTGCGGCTTTAGATCATTTTACGAGCGCTCTCATTGCTACCATTGAAGCGAGCAAGAACGCAGATAAAAAGGCTTCCTAACAAATGCTAGGTTTTGCACCATTAGCCGCTGGCCCACTAGCTGATACAGGCGATGATGGCGTTGTAAATCTAACTGTCAATGATGTTTTGACTGGCAATCCAACAGTTGCCACTAGTGCAATAACACAAGTTCACACTTTATCAGGTGTATATACGCCCAACGCGCCTCCTGCTCCAGTCTTAACAATGTTTGAGGATGAAACCTTTGCTGCGCCTAATGTGCTAACTGGCAGTGTTCGCGTTGGAACGGCTACAATCACTGAGGTAAACGGATTTAGTGTTTCAGATGTTAATTGTGGCAACCCAACGATTGCATCATCTGGTATTAGCCAAATTCACACACTTTCAACTCCAAATTTAGACACTGGAAATGTTAGTGCTGCAACGTCTGCAATTACGCAAATCCATAATATTACTACTAATAATGTTACAACTGGTGCAGTTAGCTTACCAAATATTGACCTGACTGAAGATCATAAGTTTAGTACTGCCGATATTACTTTTGGCGCTCCTACTGTGCCAACAACTGGCATTGCTCAAATACACACGTTAAGCAGTGCAGAAATTTTAACTGGCATTCCAGTGGTGGATACCACAGATGCAGACATAATTTATTTCCTTGCTGGGAACGATGTAACTGGCGCAGCGCCATCAATAGCAAATTCTGCAATCACTCAAGGTCACAATTTACTATCAAACAATGTCACTAGCGCAGCGCATACAATTAGCACGACTATTATACGTCAAGACCATAAGCTTGCGTCCTTAGAAATAGCTTCTGGATCATTTGATGTTCCGCAAGCAAGATTTCCATTCATGGAGATTTATATTGATGAAGAAATTTATACTGGCCAAACAACTCTAGGATCAAATTGGACTGATATACAAAACGACACTGAAACTTGGGACAACGCTGCTTAGCGTGGTAGAAAGTTATTAAATTAGGAGATTAAGTTATGGCAATTACGATAACCACCGCAGTTGTGGGCGGAAATGAAGGGCAATGGGGGTCTATCACAAATTTAGCTTTGCAAACAATAGTTGACGCCATAAATGGAACAAGTGGAACAACAGCGCCTAATCTTTCTACATTAACAATTAATGGAACAAACGTCACCTCTACTGCCGCAGAACTTAATAAGTTAGATGGATTTACTGGCACAGCTACAGATTTAAACTACGCAAAAGATTTAAGGGCAACTGGTGTAACTGCAACGGAATTTGACAAACTTGATGGTTTAACAGCAAGCACAGCCGAATTAAATTTTGTAGATGGTGTAACAAGTTCTATTCAAACGCAGCTTAACTCAAAACAAGCCACCATTACAGGCGGCGCAACGACAATAGACACAGAAAATTTAACCGTAAACAGAGCTTTAATTTCAAGCGGATCTGGAAAAGTTGCTGTTTCTGCGGTTACTTCTACTGAATTAGGTTATTTAGATGGGGTAACAAGCAGTATTCAAGCCCAACTTAATTCCGCTGGGACAATGAATAATTTTAAATTAAAAGCTGGGATTACTGAACTTACAATAAATGAAAATAAAGAATTATTTTTTATTGGTGGTACAGGAATTGATGTGTCTTGGACAGATACAAGTACAGGCTCTGATGCAGACCCTTATGATATGACTTTTTCTTTGACAGGAGATCAAAGGTTAGCAGCGGCAACAGACGTTTATGTAGGAAATGCTCACGAACATATTCATTTCAATGATGCTAGCCAACACATAGAATTTATGACTGGAAACGCCGAAGAGATGAGGCTTGAAAATGATGGTGACTTACACGTTGACGGTGATGTAGTAGCCTTTTCAACAACAGTCTCAGATCAACGTCTAAAGCATAACATTCAAAAGATAGACAATGCTCTGGATAAAGTTTCAAAGTTAAATGGTTATACATTTACTTATAATAAAAATAACAGACAATCCGCTGGAGTTATTGCCCAAGAAGTACAGAACGTACTGCCTAGCGCCGTTACGGACGACACATTGGTTTTTGATGGTAAAGATGGAGTTACATATAAAACTGTTCAATACGATCAGCTACATGGTTTGCTTATTGAAGCCATCAAAGAACTTAAAGAAGAAATAAAGGAATTAAAAAATGACGCTGCCCGCTAGCGGTCAAATATCTCTTAACCAAATTCATGTTGAGGCTGGTGGGTCTACTGGTTCTCAGGTCAAGGTTATTGATACAGATGTGAAAGCTATAATTGGAGCTAATAACAGCAACACCGCATTTTCAGATTATTATGGGGCAAATGCAAGCCAACCAAGTGTTTCTTATAAAGGCAGACAATTTACAGAAAGTAATGGATTTCCTACATATCAACCAGTCGCTATTTCTTTAAGTTCGGGGTCAAAAGTTGTTGTTGTTTGTTTGCAATTAGGAGGGTCGGGAAATACATTTGTAAATTTAAACGGTAGTGCCATGACCCTAGCTGCAAAAGTTGACACTGCTACGCCAGTGAATGGAATTGTGGGATTTGCATATACGTCAGCAATTTACTATCAAACCACTACAGCAACTGGAACAGCAAGTATAACAGGTAACGGTGGTACTGGAAGATCTAACCTAACAGTTTATGAAATTACTGGTGCAAGTAGCAATACGCCATATACAACTGATACAGCGCAGCAAACTAATTTAGATCTTTCTGCAAGTGTTACAGTTGCAAGTCAGTACAATGGATTAACAATAGGCTCGGTAATTACTGAAGATAGTTTTTCCGCTACTGGTATTTCAATAAGCAACGCCGACAGTGTAGAGCAATTCCACATGGAAAGCGCATCTGCTCATTGTTCTTGGTTTGACGCAGCAACGCCTATAGGCAATCGCACTTATACAATTACTCAAACCCCCGGAGCTAATGTGAATTCTGGATCAACATTGTTTCAGATAACAACAGCATCATGGAAATAATATGCCCTTAGTCCCACTAAAATTACAAGCTGGATTTTACAGAAACGGAACAGAATTTGACGCATCAAATCGGTGGCGTGACGGTAGTTTAGTGAGGTGGCGTGATGGTAGTTTAAGACCCATTGGCGGCTGGCAAGAAAAGAAAACAGGATTTAGCACAAACCCAGTTCGGGGCGCACACGCTTGGGAAACAAATAATAATACTGCTTATTTTGTAGGGGGTAGTCATAGCGAATTAAAAGTCATGACAGGCGCAGGGATTGTTACAGATATAACCCCGTCGGGTCTAGCCGCCGGTCGCGAGGATGCTGCACTCAACTTAGGTTATGGCGGTGGATTTTACGGCACTGGTTTTTATGGCACAACACGACCTTCAACGGGCACATATTCAGAAGCAAGCACCTGGTCGCTAGACAATTGGGGTGAATACTTAGTTGGTGTGCACTATGACACTGGAAACATAGTTGAATGGCAACTTAATCCATCGAGTGTAGCGGCGGTGGTAGCAAACGCACCAACAAATTGTCTTGGCCTTGTCGTCACTGAAGAACGTTTTCTTTTAGCGTTAGGAGCCGGGGGAAACCCTCGCAAAATAGCCTTTTCTGATAAAGAAAATAATACTTTGTGGACCCCTGCCCCTACTAACGAAGCTGGCGACATTGAGTTGCAAACTTCTGGGCAAATTATGCAAGGAATAAAAACAAGAGGGCAAACGCTTATCATAACTGATATCGATGCCCATTCTTTAAAATACATCGGTTTGCCGTATGTGATGAGTGTAAGCCGGGTTGGTACTGCTTGCGGAGCTGTTTCAAGGCATAGCGCTGTTGACACGGATATGGGAGCGTTTTGGTTTGGGCAACGCGGCTTTTTTAGATTTGATGGAAACACAGTGCAAGAGCTTCCTTGTGCAGTTCACGATCACGTTTTTGATGATTTGAATACAAATCAACAAAGCAAAATTTGGGCTTTTAGCAATACAGAATTTAGTGAAATTTGGTGGTTTTATCCATCATCTAGCTCGACAGAAATTGACAGATATGTTGCTTATGATTTGTTAGAAAACCATTGGTTGATTGGAAATCTTTCAAGAACA